GTATCGGAACAACTTTGTGGATTGAAACACGCAAGAACACACCTTTGGAAAACAACGAGATTTTGTATCCTTTTAAATCTAATGTAACTTATTTTTAATATGTTGACAAAGAGTTTTCAGTGCGGTACAAAAAAAGATCAGCGAACTGTAGAAATAGAGTTACCCGAAACTCCTGGCAGGATTGCCGTTTTTCTCAGTGGTGGTATTGATAGTGCATTACTTTACCATATCCTTCTACAGGTAAACAAAGAGTTTGGAAATCCACATACCATAGTGCCGTTGACTATTCAAAGAACAGAAGGGTCTAAGATTTTTTCTAAGTTAGTGGTGGCACACATCAATGATAACTTTGGGTTACCTTATCAAGACCCTATTACTGTGGGCAATCCCGATCTACCGCAACAACAACAGGTAGAATCTGGAGTAAGAGAAGCATGGCGTTTAGGGTATCACATGGCTTTTTTAGGGTTGATAGATCAACAGCCACAACATATGATTGGGTGGGATCCTGTTCCCTATCAAACAAGTTACTGGTTCAGAGCACCGCTAGAAAAATTAAACAAGACTCATATCATCGACCTGTGCAACCGTTTGGAACAAAATAAACTATATTACATCACACATACCTGCAACTCTCAAGAAGTAGGAAGATGTTATAATTGCAATGGCTGCAATGAAAGATCTTGGGGTTTTGAGCAACTAGGCCTAAAAGATCCAGGAAATATCTAAATAGTGGTTGACACAAAGACTAAATAAACATATAATAAATACATGTTAGCAAGCAAGGTATAAATACTTGTTGTAAAAAAACAACAAAAAAGATACCAAAAGTTGTTGACAGTGGTGTTGAAAGGCACTACAATAGAAGCATACGTTATATAAAAAGACGTATAAATTTTAAGGAAAAATTGGAAACTAAAATGCAGTCGTTACATAAACATTTGATACAAGGAACCGCAAGTCAGCTAGGCTATTGCCCTGCCGCCTTATGGTCTGCGTTCGAAATGTCAAATAATGATCGCACACCAGAGATTAAGATCGGGGTCCGGGAGACCAAAGTGTAATACAACTACACTCTAACTCCAAAGGACCCCAGGACTAAACACCCTGGGGTTTTTGTTTTTCAAGTGTTAAAAAGTGGAAACGAGATCCACGCTAGACACTATAATAACTAGCAAATGGGCGGCCTACCGGATGGCATTTCCTCTTGTGGAAAGAAAATGGTAGCGTATTAAAATGTTCTCATAGCGTCCCGAAAGCGCCGGAACAGACATAGTCTAGAGCATTTTAATACACACTCTACTACAGCACTAGAAAGATAAACTAGATGTTGACAGCATAGCTGGTAGAGTGTATAATAAGTTATATGGATGTGTAGGAAAACTGGTAACCCCAGGAGACTGTAAATCTCCCGCCCTTGGCACTGTTGGTTCGACTCCAACCGCATCCACCAAAATTTGGGCTGATGGCGTAATTGGGAACGCACTAGATTTGCATTCTAGAGTCCGGGGTTCGAATCCCCGTCGGTCCACCAAGTTTGCCGCAGGATGGAGAAGTAGTATCTCGGGAGTCTCATAAGCTCCAGTCCCTAGTGCGATTCTAGGTCCTGCATCCAGTTTAGGAATGGTAGCGTAGTTGGTTAGCGGAAAGACCTGCCACCGGACAGAAGTTAAGCTAGGGTACCTATTCTTAACGCCGTGTAATCTGGATCAAATTTATAGGCTTTAGAGTGATTGGAAATCCTAACTCTACAACATAGAGTTGTTGCGTGGTTTGAATCCGCGATAGCCCACCAATATCATCCGCCCGAAAGCGAACCACTCAAGTCTATCTTGTTTGCACTAACTCAGGGCTTCTTTATAACTATAGGCCGAGGGGACTGCTTGGTGTGGTCGCCGCACTGTCACTGCGGATATTCAGGAGGGTTCGATCCCCTTCTCGGTCGCCATTATTTTAGTAGGTAATGTTATTTTATTGGACCATATCACTTCGTGGTTTGGTACCGATGCCCATCTGATTGGATCATCCTCTCTAAAATAACGCTTGCCTTTTATTTCCACCCATAGATCAAAATCTTTAAGATAGAAATCAGGGTAGTATCTTTTACCTGGTAAGTATTCAAACCACACGGTCGTATTTTTGACCCAATGAATTGAATTTTTATCACATAACTGAGCGAATGCGAGTTCTGCGCCAGAATCCATTTTAAATCCGTTGTGAATTGATGTTTTCTTTCTGTTTGAATTTACGTGGAATTTATTTTTGTTGCTACAATCAACAGAACAGTATTTTCTGTTTCGTTGCGAATATGGTACTTCAAATTCGATACCGCATTCGCAACATTTTAAATTTTTTCTGAAAGCGGCCCACTTTTTCTTAATCCCCTCCCCACTTCGAGGGCTTTTTGGATTGGCGGCCCAGCCCACTGGATTGGCTTTAGCGTAAGCGCTGGCATTATCCTTGAAGGCTTGGTCTCTGACTCTTGAGTTAGCACAAGAGCGAGAACAGAAAATGCCTGGTTTATCGTGTTCGGCTCCACATTTAGGACAGTGTTTCATAACACTATTTAGTTCTGGGGTTCGAATGTATTTTTAATTTGCACTAGGGTTCGAGTCCCGTCCATTCCGCCAAGTTTACCCGGTTAGCTCAAAAGAAGAGCACTCGACTGATAATCGAAAGACAGAGGAGCGTTACCTCTACTGGGTACCATATAAAAACACATTACGAGAAGCGTCCGGGGCTTCGACTATAAAGAGAGTAGTGTGTTTCTATATGGTAAAAACAGGAGTAATTACCCTGTCCATATTGGGGAGTCATGACCTCAAGAATCCGTGTTCTTATAAGTGGTAATAAAGGCCCGTTATGGGGCTTAATGTAGGTTTCGATGCCCTACACACAATGGATTCCATATACAAACACATTCTAAAACATAACGATTTAGGATCATCAAGGGGTACTTTCAGCACATCCCCGAGTGTGTTTCTATATGGTATATCAGTTTTTAGTAAGTCATACACGGGACTGCTACCTACGGGATAGATATCGAGGCTCGGAATCTCGGATACTAATTACAGACGCAATGACGGATGCATACGGCATTGTTGATACGCCATATAAAAACACATTACTAAGAGTCCAGGTTCAGAGCGTGGCCGAGTGTGTTTCTATATGGTGATTGTAGTTCAATGGTAGAATCCAGGATTGTGATTCCTGTTGTTGTGGGTTCGAGTCCCATCAATCACCCCAAGTTTGTCCCTATAGATTATCGGCCAGATCGTTGCCCTTTCAAGGCGAAGAGCCCGGTTCAACTCCGGGTAGGGACGCCAGTTTACCAATCAAATACTTTTTCAAAGACTTGATTACCTGAGTTATCAATTCTTAGTAAAAGCATTATTCTAAATTCATCCGAACCGTTATAAACATCGTGAGGAACCTGTGTGTCTAGAACATAGGGACTAGATGTTTCGAGTTTATCTATTACAGTACAATCTTTAATATTGTAATCATAGTAGTGTAATGATTTATCGTTTTTTTCATTATCAGCAATGATCAGTTTAGGTTCCACTGCTGTTTCGTAAAAATTTACAAAAGATTTTTTAGATTCTGTTAGTGGAATGTTAAAACTATAAGTAAAACCTCCACTATCTTTGTGGATAGGTATTCTTATTTTTGGCGATATAGCACTATATCCAACACAGCAATTTTCTACATACGAGGTTAGACCATAGCTGTCAAGCATAGTTCTAATGGACTTAAACTTTAAAAAAGTTTTTGCACTGTCTGGAAGAAAGAAAAAAGATGTAGAATCGTATCGTTCTTTTGGAAAAATACTTAGTGCATCTTTTTGTATTTGTTTAAGATTTTTAATCTTGATTTTTTTGTACAATGTCATATAAAAAAGCAATGTTAAACTAGATAATCTTTAAAAATCTTTGAAAGTTGATCTATAGATATTCTATTATTAGTTTCTTTTGAAAAAGGTATTATACTGATACAATAACGTTCTTCTAATGGATTGACAACATCGTGAGGTATTCCTACCTGTACAATACTAGGACTAGGTAGTTCGGTTGAATAAACTAACTCGACTTCATCTTCTGTATATAGCATAACACCCGGGCCGTGAGGGAAACTAGAAGTAGTTTTACTTATATTAGGTTTTTGTTTGTACCATTTCATTAGGCTTCCTTGCCCGCCGTAGACCCAATTTACTTTGGCAAAATCTTCTCCGGATACAGTTGAATCAGTATGTATTGCCCAAACTTTATCATTTGATGGTTTTTTATGAAATACCTGTACACGTTGTAAAATTAACCCTAGTTTGTCAAACAAACTAATTATTTCAGGATTAACATCATTTATGTTAAACCCGGAATAAACCATTCCTTGATATTTACTAAGTTTCGTTGGATCAGTTATTTCAGGTAAGTTTTTTAATGGTCTGTAATATTCTTTCATCTTTTATTTATTGACCTATTTGTAGTCAATAAGAAAATATACACAAACACATTTGCGGGTATTCTGTAAGACTAGTCCCTAACAATGTGACGACCAAGTGTGTTTATGTATGTTGGGGAATCGTACCAAAGATTAACGAGTATACTAAATATGTTAGTAAAGGTTCGATTATGAAAATATGCCCCAAATGTAACATAGAATTTGATCCAGGTAAATGGAATAAAGCGTTTTGTTCAAGAAAATGTTCAAATAGTAGAACATTCACTAGTGAAACAAACAAGAAAAGAAGTTTAGCAAATAGCAGAGCGTATCAAAGATTATCTGATGATAAGAAAAAGGAGATGATCGAAAAACGATTATCTACTTATAGGAACCACACTCCTGCTAATTTATGTATTTGTTGTAAATCATTAATAAACAAAAATAAACATAATATGTGTTGGGAATGTTATATTAAAAGTGATATAAGTTTAGAAGCAAGAGGACATCATTTTAAAAACTATAAAAGATTATCAGTTATTGATAGTAACGGAGATAGTGTTAGACTTATGTCTTCGATGGAAATTCAATATTACGAATATTTAGAGAAAAATTCTATCAAATGGAAAAAGCCAGAATCTATAAAATATACAGATCCTCTTGGAAAAAATCATTGGTATAAACCAGACTTCCATTTAATAGACACAGACGAAATTATAGAAATAAAAGGTCATTGGTGGAATAATGATAAACTCAAAATGAAATGGGTTATAGAACAAAATCCATCACTAGAAATTAAAATCATTATGAAAAATGATTTGATAAATTTAATTAGGGAATAAATCGATAAGAGCAGATACCAGTCTTTGAAACTGGGTGAGAAGGGGCGGTACCTTCATTCCCTGCCAAATTTGTTGTAAAAATACAACAAAAATAAGTGTTGACAATGGTGCAAAACCGTTATATAATACAAGCATACGTTAAGCAATTAACAATGTTCTTTAAAAATTGATCCATCATATATGCTATCGTGAGATAGCCGCTATATGTAAACGCACTAGATCCCTTTTAGTGGCTCGCACCGCTCAGGCGCACCGGGTACTAGATCCCTTTTAGTGTGTTTTCATATAGTTTATATCCTGTTAGTTTAATGGCGAGAACGCTGGCCTTTCAAGTCGGTAATACGGGTTCAATTCCCGTACAGGATGCCAAGTTATGAAGCACCGCGTGAGACGGTATGTGGTGTGCTGAAACTCTAATGAGTATCGCTAGGTAGGTTCGAATCCTACGTGCTTCACCAAGTTACGGAGACAGAAACTTATCACGGGTGCAACCGGTACCGACACCGTCATTGTTCTCAGATAAGCGGATAACGTGGACGGTGTATGGGTCATGCCTGTACATAGGCGGTCTCCACCAAGTTTATGTATGAAAGCCAGAAGAGTGATGGTGCCAGTAAATCTTTCCTGAAAAGTGAGGTATGGTGATAGCAGGGTGCGAGGCCAGCTTCATACGCCAAGTTTATAGGGAGTCACGCAGATGTCCTGCGTGGCTTAAATGACCAAGCCGAGTCGGCGTCCCGTAGCAAGTTTTGTAAGTGTCAGCAAGAGAAAGTCACGCTACAATATAGTTTCTTCGAAGGGCTATGTAGTGTAAAGCAACGGGGGGCGCAAAACCCTAGCAAAAATATAGACACGTTGGACAAGTATCCCAAGTGACGGATCTTGACCCTGCCGGCTTTATTACAAGGGAAAATGATAGCGATGAGAGAGACGCTATGCTTACAAATTCAATTTATGGAAGTGTGTCAGAGTCCGGCTTATTGAACTAGTCTTGAAAACTAGCGGCTCAGAAATGGGTCCGTGGGTTCGAATCCCACCGCTTCCTCCAAGTATAATATCTCCCTGATGTAATGGCAGCATGACAGTCTCCAAAACTGTTCGTCGGAGTTCGAGTCTCTGGGGGGATGCCATGCCGATGTAGCTCAGTTGGTAGAGCACCTGTCTGAAGAACAGGGTGTCACAAGTTCAATTCTTGTCGTCGGTACCAAATATTATTCCCCCGTTAGCTCATGGAGAGCAGGTCGGCTTATAACCGATTAATCTAGATAAGGTCCAGGATGTGGTTCGATTCCACAACGGGGGACCAGACATGGGACGATAACTCAGTTGGCTAGAGTATCGGACTTTTAATCCGAGAGTCGTGGGTTCGAACCCCACTCGTCCTACCATATAAAAACATATTTGACTAAATTCGGGTTCATCCGTGAGAGAGCGATCTCCTATATCAAGTGTGTTTCTATATGGTAATGTAGCATAGTGGCTAATGCAACTGCTTCATACGCAGTCTATCGCAGGTTCGAGTCCCGCCATTACCACCATATGGGTCATTAGCTCAACTGGATAGAGTCCCGGTCTTCGAAACCGGTTGTTGCAGGTTCGAGTCCTGTGTGACCCGCCATTAAAGATTGTTTACCCAACGTAGTGCTTTATTGACGTTGGTGAAATATTGCATTTCAAAATAGGTGTTATCGTATATGTCTTGGACCATGATACAGCAAACGCCATCTTCATATGATAGATGGATGTGTAGGCCAGTTGGTGTAAGGTTTTCGTAAATCTTCACGTAAATATTTATATATTAGTTGACAACGTATCGAAATCGTTGTATACTAATGGATAATATAGCAGCCTTAGTATAAATAACAACATACCACCGTGGTCTAATTGAATAAGGCAACGTTCTTCTAAAGCGTACGATGTGGGTTTGAATCCCGCCGGTGGTACCAATTATAAGGTACTATATGTATAAAAAACTTAGTTGTTGTAAATACTGTTCGTTAAATTTTTTAACATTGTCGCGATCTGAAATAGCCAATCATTCTAGATGGTGCCATAGTAATCCTAAAAGATCAGAATATAAAAAAGCAAATAATTGCTCACAGATGCAAACTGCCGATGCTATTGCAAAAAGAAGTGAAAAGATTAAACAAGCACATGCAAATGGAAAATATACAGGATCACATCAAAAAGCAGTTGAGACTAAAAAAATAAATGGTAAATTAAATCATACTGAAAAAACTAAACAACATCTTAAAGAAAAAGCATTAGCAAGTCCGCATAGAAGACTAGTTAGATCTATTAGGCAATATATAAAGAAAGACGGAACTATTATTAATTTAGATTCGTCTTGGGAAGAGGCATTGGCTACCCGGTTAGATGAAATTAATGTAAATTGGATTCGCCCTAATCCAATAAAATGGATAGATGAAAAAGGAATATCACATAATTATTTTCCAGACTTTTATTTGATAGATTTCGATATATATTTAGATCCCAAAAACCCATATGCAATTAAAGCACAACAGGCAAAAATAAAATGCTTGACAGAACAAATAAAAAATCTTATAATTATAAAAGGTTTAGAAGAGTGTAAAAATTATACGCCGGACCAGATAAGAGTGGGTTGGTAGCTTAGTGTCCTAAAGCAGCGGCCTCATAAGCCGTTGATCGTGGGTTAGAATCCCACCCGACCTACCATTTAAATAATAGTATGCAATACACTGTTCCACCAAAATGGTTTTATAAACCTGTAGTTGTAAAAAAACTCAAGGCGATTCAACAAGAGTTATTGCCTTTACTGTATAAAGAGTTTCCTGAGTTTGAAACCAGTGAAGGAAGATTTGTATATGTAGATCGCAGTCGTATCGAACCCTACGCACCTTTGTATACCAAATTTATTAACTCCATGGGTTTACTAGATCGTTGGGTGTTTAGTGCGTTTGTTACAACATCCCCTATTGGAGATCCTATACCAATACACATCGATAGTATGGATTGGCGCAATAAATGCTACGGTTTAAACATACCGTTGATAAACTGCGAAGGTACTTATACTGCATTTTATGACACAGAAATATGTGAAGAGCAGCCTGTTAAAGATAGTAATGTAATACACGAAGTAAGAATACAGCGTGAAGGTGCACCAGCTACTGAAATATGTAGAGTGGAAGCTACAAACACAATGTGGATTAACACAATGATCCCGCATATGCCACTCAGTACACATTCGAAACCACGTGCTTTGATAACTGCTAGATTTATTCCCGAAGTGCATGATCTAATCTACAAATAATATCTATGCAATATTGGGTATTTTTTATAGGTGGTGTCGGTGGAGATGGATTTGCAAATCTCTTAGAACATGCCAATAATATAACACCAGCAGATGGTAAACTATTATGGCGTGTAAGACCTATACGGTATGCAAATGATAGTGTTGGATTTTATTCGGCAAGTTATTTAAATCATCACTTTTTAAGATTTAATGATAATCATATAAAAAAAGATGAAGTAGAACCAAAAACTTATTATCGAAATTTGGTAGAACAAGGTTGTAATACCGTGATTGCGGATCATCCTTTGATTTATGATTTTGATAAAACATTTAAGTACTGGGATCTTTTTGAACAAGATCAACATAAAATATTTTTATATTCAACCGACACCAAAAGAATAACAGAAGAGTTCTGTGAAAAAAATAAAAATCTTCAGGATGTGAGAAACGGAAAAACACAGTTAGAAATGATGGAAGGATTTTCTAACTCTAAACCTCCACTGTATTGGATGCCAGATTTAAACTACAATACATATATCAACATCGATCAAGTATGGAAAGATTGGGATTATTTAAATGGCATTCTAACCAGTATAGGAATAGATTTAGATAGAAAATACTACGAAGAATATTTAGACATAGCTAAACGTCGGTCTATCATTGACACTAACAGCAGATAAGTATATAATTGTATATGCGGCTGTGAGTGGAAATATAGTAGACCTCCCGCCTAACCCATAGTTAGGAAAGGGGACGGGGCTGTGTCATAGACAACGGCCTTTGTAGGGGCAGGACCTACCAGCCGTACCAGATTTTAAATACCTGTTGACAAAGATCAATAAGTAATGTTATAATAAAAATATAGAGAGTTGACCGAGAGGCCGAAGGTACCTCCCTGCTAAGGAGGCATATAGTGTAGAACTGTATCGAGGGTTCGAATCCCTCACTCTCTGCCAAATAACAATAAAGAAGAATATGTACATTAAACCAAGCGCAAACTACAGAATGAAAAATGCTACCAAGAACTTGCTTGGTGGTCGTATGGGTCGTAAAGAACGTGCTGGCTGGAAAGCAATGATGATTCAAGCAGATCTTGCTGCCGCTATCGTTCCCAAGAGCACAAAGAATGAACGTAAGACTGGACTGCTAACTGGTTATGTAGCAGTTGACGGTAGTACAACAGAGTAAAGAAATATTCCGGTAGAGCAATCTAGGTGAAGGCAGCGGACTGTTAATCCGTGAAGCGTGGTTCGAATCCACGTACCGGAGCCAAACACATAACACACAAAGGAACCAAAATGGGATTTTTTGATAAGTTTAAAGCAGTAGAACAAACTGCAAAGAAAGTTGAAAATATTGTTATTGAAGAAGTTAAGGCCGTTGAATTAGATGCTAAATCTTTATTCGAAAAAGCCAAGGCTGATGCTATTGCCGCTAACGGTGAAGTAAATCGTCTCAAGGCTGAATTACAGTCTGCTTTGGCCCGAGCACGTGATCTACACCAAGCTGCCGCAGAAGCCGCACAAAAGGCCGCTGATGCCGCTGAAGCAGATGCTGTTAGACTCAAGGCTGCAATTTCCGCCCACTTGGCAGATTTTAAAACACAGGCCAGTCAAGTCATTACGCCGCCTGCACCACCAGCTCCTGAGCCAGTGCCTGCACCAGCAATCGGTCCTGCTTATGATGCCAGTGACCGAGTTCCTCCAACATTGAGTTAATCGCTCTCATAGTATAAAAGTATTACACGGCATTGGTAATGCCGAAACAGAGGAGCGTTACCTCTTGGGAGCACCAAAATACTTGTTGACAATACCTTGAAAAGGCGTTACAATATATACTTACTAAGCAATATTAGTAAAACTGTTCTTTAAAAAGTTAAGTCAATATTTGCCCGGATGGTGAAATAGGTAGACACAAGAGACTTGAGAGTAAAATTTGAGTGCCCTATTGGAAACGATAGGAGTAGAACCCGTCAAATTCGGTGAAGGCTGTAAAATGCTAATACCGAGCGAAGCCTAAGTAGAAATACTTTTGAACGTGTAGAGACTAGACGGCGGGAACCTAAAGCGTAAGCAATGGTTAAGGTATAGTCCAGACCACAAACTTAATAGGTAGTGAAAACTATAGTGGTAAGAAAATCTCTCGCTCGAAAGGGCGTGCCGGTTCGATTCCGGCTCCGGGCACCATTAAGTGATAGTATTCGACGGGTACCGTTTATGGACGCATAAACTTATGAAGGATAGGGCCATCTTACCCTTTTGAGATAACCGTGAGCAATGGCTTAGGAGGGCCGCAACCCACTCCAAAATTCGCTCGGTCTGTAAGACCTGAGTATTATCACTTAATGGTAAACCGAGAGCGGTGGTGATATATTCAAAGAAGAATCAACAGGGGCCGGAAGCCTGGGAGTTGAAGACACTTTGATGAGGGATTTGGGACATAGTTCTCCCGTAGACACTGCAAGTCGACTACCGTGCTTACCGGCGGTTAGGGCTACCTGGAGTTCCCAGGAGGGAAAGTCGAACGGGACAATATCATGAGACCTGCGTAGATATTGTTGCCATTTTTGTTTAATAGATATAGACATATGTTAAATAGTATGCTATAATAATGTTTTAGTTAGTTAATAGCCCAGGTTGGTATATGTGTTTTTCAGCGTGTTTAGCTAAATAAATATATGAAAAACATTTACGAATACATTACCTTAGCAAAAGAAATAAGACAGGAACATCTTAAATTAGATGAAACCTGTATCGAAAGAGGTGCTGGTAGTTATTATTTTAAAGGATTACTAGCACATCAATTAGATACAACAGTTCCTACTGGACATAAAATACATTTATGTCATGCTTGTAATAATGGTGCTTGTGGAAATCCTAATCATATGTATTGGGGAACAGCACAAGAAAACAGGCAAGATCAAGTAGAGAACAAGGGTAAATCTGTTTGGGAAAGAACTGTAGAGAAATACGGTTTAGAGGAAGCTAAAAAGTTAAACAGCAAAAGTAAATTGGGTAACCAAGGAGGAGCTGGTAACAAAGGTAAACCTAAATCAGAAGAACATAAAAGGAAGATTGCCCTTAATCGTAAGGGCGGTAGACCTAAGAAAGTTAAAGCGGATGTGGCGTAACTGGTAGCCGCAACGGTCTTAGAAGCCGTCGCCGAAAGGCGTGTGAGTTCGAGTCTCACCATCCGCACCAAATCGCCCCTGGGCACCACATTTTATAGAAAGTGATTTTACATGTTTGATCCTAAACTGCTGACCCGTACTGTTATTGACACCAACAAGTGTGTTGACAATATCGGTAATCGTTTTGCACTAGTTCTGGTGGCTGCTATTCGTGCCCGTGAACTGAAACGAGGTAGTCGTCCCTTGGTAGACAATGCCAACAAGACCACTCCCAATGTTTTGGCATTGAAAGAGATTCAAGAAGGTAAAGTCGGATTAGAGTATTTGAGGAAGATTCGATGAGCAAAGGAAGTAGGCCACGTCCATACAGTGTTAGCCAAGAAGAATTTGGTAATAACTTTGATGCTATCTTTCGTAAACCAAGTCCGAAAGATATCGAAGATGCTCAAGCAGAAGACGAAGCTTTTAAGTTGATAGAAGAACGTAACCAATCGTTAGACAAGAAAACAAAGGAATAATATGAGTCCAAAAGTAAAAGAAGTTAGTGAAAGTTTTGGCCGTTGTGGTTGTGGTCGTAGTCCTGTGGGACATTGTATCGGTTGGCATGCACTAACCGAAGACGAGTTCCGTCAAGAGTTGGCCAAGTGGGAAGCCAAAATGGTTGACCCAAAGCATAACAAGATTGAAGATTAAATAGTTTTACGCCCTTATAGTTAAATGGTATAACGACGGTTTTGTAATCCGTAATTTGCAGTTCGATTCTGTGTAGGGGCACCAAAAAACAAAATGTCTTTAGTAAGACATTTTTAATATGTGTTTCACACCCTGCAGATAAGACAGGCTCTGTAAGTGAAAAAGAAGTACATATTAAAAATGCGGGATTCGTAAAATGGTAATGTAAGAATACACCGAGCAGGTATAACTCAGCCCGGTAGAGTGTCAGCCTTCCAAGCTGTTCGTCGCAGGTTCGAATCCTGTTGCCTGCTCGGTGTATTTTTTTAAGATAGGTATGATGAAAGAAAAGTTTAAGCAAGCATACATGGACACAGCACGTAGATTTGCTGAACTCAGTCATGCTCGTCGATTAAAAGTCGGTGCTATCGTTGTTAAGGATGATAGGATCATAAGCATAGGTTATAACGGTATGCCCGCCGGTTGGGATAACAACTGCGAAGTTGTTGTTGGCTATAACATTAATAATGAACCAGAGTTAAAAACTCGTCCTGAAGTACTTCACGCAGAGACTAATGCTATTTCAAAACTAGCTCGTAGCAGTGAAAGTGGATTAGATGCTGATATGTTCATTACACATAGTCCTTGTTTGGATTGTGCTAAACTTATTCACCAAAGCGGTATTAAGAGAGTTTTTTATCGTGAAGCATATAGAGATGATTATGGCTTGACATTTTTAGAGAAGTCAGGTATACTTGTAGAACAAATTAAGTAAAAGTTTTATGAACATTACATATGATAAAAACGGTTGGACAGTCTTTGTAAACGAAGATATTAATAGTTTAAAAAAGAAAGAAATAAAAGAAGTTGCTAAGTTAATTGTTTCAAACATGGTTGTTGTGTTTAAAAAACAGTCTATGACACCACAACAAGAACTTGACTTCTGTAGTGTAATCGGTGAGTATCAATATTATCCTGCCGACTATGAAAGATTTAAACACATTAGATTGAACGAAGGTATTTTACGAGTTACTGGTCAAAAAGACAAGTACGGTGAAGAAGGACTATTTGGACATCGTGTGGCATTGGATTGGCATGCTAATCAAACAAGTAATCCTGACAGAAAGCCTTTGATTTGGTTGTATGGCGACCAAGGTACCAAAGGTTCACGTACAAGTTGGATTAATAACATTGCGAGTTATGAAGGACTCAGCAATAAACTGAAAGATAAGATTAAAGACATTAGAGTATACTGCGGATATAAATCAGGTATGTATTCTGACAGTAAGTTTTTTGTCGAACATGTGAATAGAGATTATCCCATTAACCTAGTTCAAACCAACAAGGCTGGAAAGACAGGATTGTTCTTTCCATTCCTACAGATTTTTGGTTTTGAAGGTTATGAAGATGACGAGTTTAATTCAATAATGGAAACGCTCAAGAAGCACGTATTGAAGCCTAAATATTGTTATCATCATGATTGGGATGATGGAGATGTTGTAATATCAGAGCAATGGTTAAGTATACACAAACGATGGGATTTCGACGATATGGAAAACCGTGTATTGCATCGTATTGCTTTTGATTACAGTAAAGTATATAAGTAAAGATTTTGCCTGGATAGCTCAGGGGTAGAGCGTCTCCTTTACACGGAGAGGGTCCGCGGTTCGAAACCGTGTCCAGGTACCAAGTTAAACTCGGATTAGCGTAATCTGGTAGCGAAGTAAACTATTTGGGAGTATTAGTTTGAAACCGAACTAAATACAATAGAACCCAAATATTATGAACTACGCAAAACTATACAATCAAATTATTGAGAATAGATTAAACAATCCTTATGATGGATATACTGAAAAACATCATATTGTTCCAATAAGTCTTGGTGGATCTGACTCTAAAGATAATTTAGTAAGGCTTACCGCCAGGGAACATTTTATATGTCATTGGATATTAGTTAAGATGTATAAAGGTAATAAGAATTCATATTACAAGATGCTAAAAGCATTTAACATGATGTGTAATTCAATATCCAACAAACAAGAAAAGTATAGAGCTTGTTCGAGGATATTTTCAGTTTACCGGGAGGATATGAGTAAGGCAATGAGTGCTTTACAAGTTGGTGAAAATAATTCCCAAGCAGGAACAATGTGGATTTGTAATTTAGAGACTAAAGAAAATAAAAAAGTACTTAATGGACAAATACCAAATGGATGGATAGCTGGTAGAAATAAATGGAAGGTACCTGCTACTCGTCCTAAAAAAATAGTTAAAGAAAAAGTATCTAAAAAATACTTACACGGTTATGAAGTTTTGGTAGACAATGTATCTTACAACTCGATTTCGCAGGCCGCCGATTCTATAGGAATTGGGCACGAAACAGCAAGAATGAGGTTTAAGAGTGATAGCTTTCCAGAATACATAATTATATCTCGGTGAGGTGTTGATGGCGACATACGTGGTTTGGG